TAGATCGTGTCTTTCTTGCCGCCTTAGTCACTCTTCGCTTTACTGCCTTTTCTCCCTTGACTATAATAGGTTCAGCCAAAGTCACAGCCGCATCAGCGACGGGCTCAGTGAGCCCTTGGGCCATCAAGATGCCCCGTATAGTGTCACACGTTCGGCAAGCCACTTGACCACCTCACTGCTGAGATAGTGCAAGGGCCATAGCCGCTTTCTCGTTGAGTGTTTCTACTGTGCATTCAAGGACGACGCTGAAGGTTAGGTCATCTGCGGCGACCCAACCGGCGGAGCCTTCACCACCAAGATAGATGGTTTCTACTCCAACAAGGTAGCCGTTTGTCCATGCCTGAGGGAGCATATCCATCTCTTGATAGATCTGCGGGAATTCATCAGTACCAAAGGAATTGATTCCGTAGATGATGCCTGATGCAATCACCGACTTGTCACTAGCCAACACAATATCACTTTGGGTTTGTGTTGTCAATTGGAACTGTGCGGCCGCTGAATCGCTAGCCGCTTGGATCTGTGCCGCATTACCGCCCGAATCTGAAAGCATAACTGAGATGTTATGTACTCTCAAAACCGATTTACCAAGTGCATCGACGAACGCACCTAGGTCTATCGAAGTCTGTTGGAACGTTGCCGAGTTATCTACTGTCAATGATTCTCTGATGAAGAACGAATCTGTTTTCGCCATAGATGGCCCGATAGAAACGGGCTCTATAATCTAGATCCCTAGTGTATTACCACTCCTAATCCTCTTATGGGGTTAAATTAGGCTTGTCTATACTATGCCCGCCCACCATCCCCACCGCGACGGCCGTTCTTCATCGTTTGCATAAAAAATAATTATAAGCAATCGCGACTTTGGGACAAATATGGGACCAATACCTATGCTCGACCACAGACTATGCGAACTGATCCAAGCCGTAGATGACCTCAGAAGGGCCGTAGAGCGCCTTTCTGGGCCTAAAGGGGGGGTATGATGCCCCAAATCACTGTCACACTCGATTCTGACGTCCTACGGGGCGTAGAACGGCTCCCAAAAGGTCGCAAATCTAAGTTTGTCAATAGTGCCGTTCGATATATGATGCAAAGTCTTTGTTGGGATCGTGTTGATTTCATGACTTTGGCGATGTTCAATGCTTGGGATGAGTTGCATCTCGCAAAGAATGAGATACTAGACAAAGAAGAACAGGATAAGAAAGATGAGGAATTAGACTTCGCTCGTAATCAAACAACGATGGAGGACTTTGAATGAAGTGGATATGTAGATGGATATTGAGAAATGAGATATACGAAATAGAAAGGAAATGGTGGAAGGCAGGGGTCAATCAACAATTGCATGAACCCGAGACTGCCGAGCATGGGCATTTGAGTCATAATGAGTATTGGGGGCTTTCAGATGACTCATGATATAGACGATCTATTGGAAGTCATCAAACAATTAGAACTCAGAGTGATTAAGATTGAAAAAACTCTTGATGATAAAGTACGAAAGATAAATCATGATGATGCCTACTATTGGGCTCACTGAAACACTTTCGATTACTTTCAGTTAGTTGCGTCTTGAGTAATCTGCTTTACAGCCTGAAGAAGTCCTTGGGCGCCAGATTCCTTGACCCTTTCCATGACAATCATGAAGGAAAGACCCGAGCCAAGAGTAGTGGGGGTTCCTGTATCTCCTAGAGAGTACGCATTGACGTATAGATCATTGGGGACAATATGCTCAGGATCTACAAAGCATCGGTGATACCCTTGTGATTCGTCGATGAATCCCCACCCGATCTGTCGTGAGTCTTGTAGCCTTAATCCATAATTGACATTCTCATCAGAGGAGTTGTTATTATCGAGGGGAGTTGCGCCTGCCGCTGAAGTGGCGAGGACGAAGTACATGATAATAGGACTAGCGACATCATGGTTATTGGTGGTCAGGGCTCCCGAGTTGGGGATTAGTTCCAATCGGGTAATCTTCATGTTTTCTTTGTAGTTTCCATTGTCGAGGACGTACCGACGGGGGACAGTGGGATTATGCAGATCGCTAAACCCTGACCGGATAGTATGAACTCCGTCTCTCACACTCACAGTCTCCTTGCTAGTTTGTGGGCTTCTCTCATAATCTTGGCTTGCGACCATCCTTTCCTTAGTTTCCCACTCTTGAGTTTGGCCTTCTTGTTAATCTGCTTCAGTGCCTTGGATAGTTTAGATCGTGTCTTTCTTGCCGCCTTAGTCACTCTTCGCTTTACTGCCTTTTCTCCCTTGACTATAATAGGTTCAGCCAAAGTCACAGCCGCATCAGCGACGGGCTCAGTGAGCCCTTGGGCCATCAAGATGCCCCGTATAGTGT